TAGAAGATATAGTGAGTTTTCCCCTGGTCGTAATGACAACATCTACCTATACACAAAGGGTGGTCAGTTTAGTTTGAATGGTGAGGAGTATGTTGGTGAGTATCACTACGCTGGCCTAACACCAAAAACAGGACCTATACAATCCAAGGACTCCGTAGTTCTACAAAGACTATACAGAAACCCAGACCATTATGTTTACGATAAGCAGTTTAATTTTGATGTTGGTGTATTATCGTTTGCAGATCCAATACCTTTTTTGTATGTTCCAACAGAACAGGTTTATGAGGCTGGTTTTGATACAAGATACTTTGTGGAAAAAATTGAAGATGCTTTAAGTTATGCAATTGAAATTGATGAACAACAATACGTTAATATAGGCACTCGTGGTGGCATTGATTCCGGTCTCTACACGTTTACAGAAATACGATGGAAGCTTACTGGAAAATCCCAAGACATAATTAACCACAACGAAGATCAAATCTTTAAAGCATCAACAATAGTGCCGAGCATAGCATATGCTGTAAGAAACTACTTGGAGTTTGCGAGAATCACCCAAGTTTGATAATTGAAATATATTTTGTATGTTGTATCCATGATAGTGGATAGCATACAACAATTGCAACATTTTAACAGCAAAGCGGTATTCCTATATCCCATACTAAGAGATCTACGCGTTCACAGCAAAGTCAACACAGTTATAGGCTTTGTAGTAATAGATTTAGAAACCAGAAACGCAATCACAATAAGTAATAACCATCCAGAAGGGATCTGGCATACCAACAATTTAGAGTTTTTAAATAACAGCATAGTTTATTGTTACAATACAATAGCACTGAAGTATGCTGGATATGACACCTCAAAGTATATTGATGTAATGATGCAGTATTATCTGTATACAAACACGGGATACACAACAACGACACCAAACATCATACAACATTACACAAGAGTTTATCCCAACTGCTATCGTATTAACGAGCTTGTATCATTATGTAAACACGAACAAATCGCACAGGAGATATTACAGGAGTGTTGGGTTAAGGAGTTCAACCAGGATTATCATTCTACCAGGATGAGTTACTAACAGCGTTTCACAAAATAGAAACTAATGGGATTGCTGTTAACGGAGAATTGTTTGCAAATAGGTTTGGAAGCACGTTAAGTTTAGTTGATAAAAAGTCTTACACACAATACAACTACTATACTGCGACAGGAAGACCTAGTAATAGGTTTGGTGGAATCAACTTTGCAGCATTAAACAAAGAGGATGACACGAGAAGTTGTTTTGTTTCAAGTCACGAGCAGGGTTGTTTAGTTGAAATAGATTTTAATTCCTACCATCCAAGATTAATTGCACAATTGATTGGTTACGACTTTGGAACTGATAATGTGTATGAGCATCTAGCATCACATTACCACAACACACCAAACCCAACACCACAACAGATTGAAAGCGCAAAAGAAGGAACATTTAGACAATTGTATGGTGGTATTCAACAACAATATCTACATATACCTTTCTTTAGCAGAACAAATGAAATAGCAAGATACTTGTGGAAAACAGCTGAGGATCTTGGCTATGTAGAAAGTCCGATATCAGGTCGTAGACTGATGCTGAGCAATCACAGTGATATGAATATGAACACTTTGTTTAACTATTTCATACAAATGTACGAGACAGAGATGAATGTGATTATACTCAATAAGATTCACGAGTTGTTACAATCACACAAAACAAAACCGGTGCTGTACACCTATGATAGTATTTTATTTGATGTGGAATTATCAGAATTAGACTATTTATTAAGGGGGGTTGTTACAAAGGCAATTGACTTAGAAAAGTTTCCTATTAAAATAAAGAGGGGAGATAACTACAAGAGTCTAGCACTTTTACAATAAACAACCATATTTATATTAAATAAATCTGTCAAAAAACCATGAAACTCACAGAGCTAAGAAATCTAATTCGCAAAGAAATAAAAGCCGTATTAGAGCTGACACAAGCTGAGAAGGCAGCCAATATAAAAGCAGCCAATGCAGACATTGAAGCCAAAAAGTTAGCTCTAAAAGGTGCTCAGGATAAACTTAAACAAGCAAGTGCTACACCTGTAGATAAATAACAATGAGACCACAGTTACTTTGTACATTCACCTATACAGATAAATTAGCTGCCAGTTTAGGTCAGATATACAAAGTTTATAGTCCTGAGGAAATATCTAATGTAAAATGTTATGTTTACGTAGAGGTTCCAACAAACGTGGTGTGTATATACAATGTGGTAGTAGCTGATAGGAGATTAAAGGACACAATCTCAATTAACAGAAAGAAAGAAAGCAATACATACTATAGTATTAATGCTCTCAATAGTTTAATTCGCGTTTTAAACAACGGCGTACTTGATAAAACATATCGAATCGACTGGCCGCAGTACAAAGACACTTTACTTTTGTCTGACGGCGAATTTAATTGCAAAATGATTAAAATCAAGGAACTGTAGTTGTCTATTACAAGAAAGTTACGTATATTAAAACAGTAAGGCTAAGAGTACAAGGAGTAAAAAAGAAAGTTAAGCAACATTGTTGCAAGTTCGAAAAAGTATCCTTATATTTAAGAGTCAATTTAGTTTAAACCTTAAAACAGTATCAGTATGTCTATCAATTTAGATGCGATCAAACAGAAGCTGCAACAAATGCAGCAAGCGAGTGCAGGAGGCGGGAGTAAGTCAAGTGACTTCATGTGGAAGCCACCAGTAGGGAAATCACAAGTACGCATAGTTCCCTATGCATTTGACAAAAACAATCCATTTCAGGAAATGTATTTCCACTATGAGATTGCAAAGCGTACAATGGTATCACCAATTTCTTATGGACGACCAGACCCAATTGTGGAATTTGCCGAGAAGCTGAAAAAATCCGGTAGTAAGGATGATTGGAAATTAGGTAAAAAGATTGAGCCTAAGTTCCGAGTATATGCTCCAGTTATTGTTCGTGGCTTGGAACACGAAGGTGTAAAGTTCTGGTCCTTTGGAAAACAGATCTACACAGAACTGCTGAGTGTAATTGCAGATCCTGATTACGGTGATATTACAGACCTGATGAATGGACGTGACTTGACAGTTGAGCATATTGCCGCTGAAAAGGAAGGAGCATTCCCAACATTCACAGTTCGTGTAAAACCAAACACAAGTCCAGCTACAACTGATAAGGAAATAGCTTCACTTATTGTAAATGGTCAGAAAGATCTTAAAGACCTGTTCACTGAACTGAGTTACGAAGAAATGACTGAAGCATTGCAAAAGTGGCTGGATCCATCAACAGATGCAGCAACTGGTACCAAAGCAACCGCAAAGCCTATCTCAGGAGGTACTAAGGTTGAAGATGTATCCTCAGCATTCGACTCACTATTTAATAGCTAAAATTCATGGCAAAGCAGACTACAAAAACACCCGATGAAATTTCGGGACGGGACGAACTTGCATCACTTTTGGCTGATAGCTTAAACAAAAAGTTCAAAGATTTTAAAGCTGCGCATTTCTTGAATGGTGAGGAAGAAACACCAACAGATTTAACGGAGTGGGTCTCAACAGGATCCACTACGTTAGATTTGGCTATCTCCAACAGACCTGACGGAGGATTTCCAGTAGGACGTATTGTGGAACTCCAAGGTATGGAAGCATCAGGTAAGAGCTTGATTGTAGCGCATACATTAGCAAACACACAAAAGAAAGGTGGGTTGGCTGTGTACATAGATACAGAAAATGCTCTTAGTGAGGAGTTTCTTAGAGCTGTTGGAGTGGATGTAACAAACATGCTGTATGTTCCTTTGGAAACTGTTGAAGATGCTTTTGAAGCAATTGAAAACATTATTGAAACCGTACGTAAAAGTTCCAAGAATAGACTTGTGACAATTGCACTCGACTCAGTATCAGCTGCAACTACAAAAATAGAACAGGATGCTGACTACGATAAGGATGGTTGGGCAACGGCTAAAGCAATTGTAATGTCAAAAGCAATGCGTAAAATCACAAACATCATTGGAAAGCAGAGAGTGTTGTTACTTTGTACCTCGCAGCTCAGAGAGAAGATGGGTGTAATGTTTGGTGACAAATACACTACCTCCGGAGGTAAAGCATTAGGATTTCACGCCAGTTGTCGAGTACGATTGAAAGGTGTTGGAAAGCTGAAAAGTGGATCTGGAAAAACTGAGCAGGTGATTGGAGTACAAACAGAAGCGCAAGTAATCAAAAACAGGATGGGTCCTCCTTTCCGCAAAGCAACCTTTGATATCTATTTTAGCTCCGGTATTGATGACTACAACAGTTGGCTTACCTTGCTTAAGGATTATGAGATTGTAAAGAGATCAGGAGCTTACTATACACTTGTTAACGAAGAAACTGGAGAAACCTATGACAAGTTTCAATCTAGTGAGTGGTACAAGTTACTAGAAACCAATCCAGAAATGAAGGACTACTGCTACAGAAAGATCTGCGACATTTACATAATGAAGTATCGCGATCAAGATAAAATCAATCCGGATGAGATTTCCGTTGACGAAGGAGAGTTAATAGATTAATATGAACAGTTACCAAAGATATTTATCGTATCTGAAGGAAATACAAACCGGACCGGCCGTCGACGATCAGCACCGCAATAGTAGAGTGTTGATTGTTGACGGTCTTTAGCTGAACACGTTTATACGTGCATATTCAGCAAGCCCCGTTACAAATGGCAACGGTGAACATGTAGGTGGAATTTCTGGCTTTTTACTTAGTATTGGACACGCAATCAAAGCAATTAATCCAACCAGACTTGTGGTTGTGTTTGATGGAAAGGATGGAGCTGCAAGGCGTAGATCATTGTATCCAGACTATAAAGCACATCGTAAAGTTAAGATTAGGCTTAATCGCTCTGAGACAGTTGACAAGCAAGATAATCAACTGCAGCAACTAATGAGACTTGTGGAGTATTTGGAGATACTACCACTTACCACCATCACAATAGATCGTGCAGAAGCAGATGATGTGATTGCGTATATGAGTGAAGATTACCTTAAACAAAAAGGTAGTCAAGTATTCATCATGTCGTCAGACAAAGACTTTTTACAACTTGTCAATGATCGAGTTCACGTGTGGAGTCCCACAAAAAAGAAAATGTTTTATGCTGAGGATGTTGTACAAGACTATGGAATACCATCATACAACTTTGCACTTTACAGAGCTTTAACAGGTGATGATAGTGACAATATTCCAGGCGTAAGTGGGTTAGGTGAAGCAACATTAATCAAAAACTTTCCACAAATAGTTACAACAAAAATGAGTGTGGATGAATTCTACACATACGCTAAAGAGTTGGCAAAAACCAACAAAGGAAAGATATACCAAAAAGTACTAGATGCTGAGAGTGACGTAAGACTTTATTACGAAGTTGTTCAGCTTGGTGTTAGTGGTATCAACACAGCAAGCAAACTTAAAATTGTTGATTTGCTTGAGCAAGACATAAACAGACTCGCAAAGATCAAGTTTCACACTATGCTCATTGAAGATAGTATGACAGGTGCAATCAAAAATGTAGAAATGTGGTTGCGAGAGGTTACAACGAAGCTTGATCAGTTTGCGCTACACGGATAAGATTTTATCCAGCTACATTGTTGCAAACATACAAATAAAACAGTAAGGTAAAGTATGAATAAAGATACATTAAGCTTTTATGGCACAGGGTTTCAAAACAAAGTGCTGGCTATCTTGCTAAAGGATAGAGCATTTTTGCAACAAGCTCACGATATAATAGATCCTAAGTTTTTTTCATCCGAATCATCACAGTGGATAGCAAAAACATCTTTGGAGTATTTTATGCAATACAAATCACCACCCAGCTTAGATGTACTTAAAGTTGAGTTGGATAAGATTGATGTTGATATATTTAAGACCGCTGTTGTTGAAAACCTTAAGGAAGTAATCAAGTATGTTGATTCTGATGACAACCAATTCATAAAGGATAACACAATCAACTTCTGCAAGAACCAAAAACTCAAAGGAGCAATCTTAAAATCAGTAGAACTACTGAAGTCAGGTAAGTATGATGAGATTAAATCCAGCATTGATGAGGCTATGAAAGCTGGTACGGATCGTAATATTGGTCACGAGTATATTGATGATATAAGTTTACGATTTGTAGAAAATAAACGCAACACAAAGGAAACTCCTTGGGATGTTGTGAATGAGATTATGGATGGTGGATTAGGAGCTGGTGAGATGGCTGTATTTGTTGCTCCAGCAGGAATTGGAAAATCCATGGCCCTTGTGAATGTTGCAGCACATCTAGCCAAGAAGGGACTTAACGTTGTGTACTACACACTTGAACTTTCAGAAACTTATGTCGGTGCAAGATTCGACTCACATTATACAGGAATACCATCACAAGACTTGAAGTTTCATCAGGACACTGTAATTGAAACTTTGAAGGGAGTTAAAGGTAAACTAATTATCAAATACTATCCAACCAAGACAGCTACAGTTAACACACTGTCAGCACACATAGACAAATGCGTAATGCAAGGAGTAAAACCAGATGTGATACTTGTTGACTATGCAGACTTGCTACGAGATACTGGAGTTAAAGGAGCTGTTCGTAATGATATTATGCTGGGTAACATATACGAGGATCTAAGAGGTTTAGCAGGTACATACCAAGTACCACTATACACAGCATCACAAGCAAACAGATCAGCTTTGGAGGAAGATATTATTGAAGCTGACAAGATTGCTGAATCTTACGCAAAGGTGATGGTTGCTGACTTTGTCGTGTCACTGTCAAGAAAAACAACAGACAAGATATCAGGTACTGGAAGGTGGCATATAATTAAGAATCGTTTTGGTCCAGATGGCTTAACATTCCCAAGTAAGATGAATATGGCCACTGCTAAGATTGACATTTTTGCTGAGAATACTGTGTTAGGTAAGGAAGCCAAAAAATTAATGGAAAATGAGAGTGAGGTAGTAAGAAAAGCATTGGCCAATAAATTCTCCGAATTAAACACGTTAATTTCGTAAAAAAATGCATTCTATATTATTTCAAACATATTTATAGGCATAATACAAATTTAAAAATCCCCACAATTTATGATGACACTATCCAATGAGATCCTAAGTGAAATTACTATCTTTATGAAGTACGCAAAGTACATACCTGAGTTACAAAGACGAGAAACTTGGGAGGAGTTGGTAACACGAAACAAAAACATGCACCTTAAAAAGTATCCTGCTCTTGCAGAAGAAATTGAAGAGGCTTACAAGTTTGTGTACGATAAAAAGGTACTTCCGTCAATGCGATCTATGCAGTTTGCTGGAAAACCTATTGAGCTTTCGCCAAACAGATTATACAACTGTGCATACCTACCTATCGACGATTATAGGGCATTTAGTGAAATTATGTTTCTGCTACTTGGTGGTACTGGTGTAGGATATTCTGTACAAAAGCATCATATCGAGCAACTTCCAGAAATACACAAACCAACTAAAAATCGCACAAAGCGATATCTTATAGCAGATAGTATTGAGGGATGGGCAGACGCTGTTAAAGCGATGATGAAGAGTTATTTTTATGGAACCTCACAAGTAACCTTTGACTTTTCAGACATACGTCCAAAAGGAGCAAGACTAGTTACATCAGGCGGTAAAGCACCTGGACCACAACCACTTAAAGAATGTTTAATAAAAATTCAAGGTATATTAGATGGAAAAGAAAATGGAGATAAACTTAGCACGATTGAAGTACACGATATTGTATGTCATATTGCTGATGCCGTTCTGGCTGGAGGTATTCGTAGAGCAGCTCTTATTTGCTTGTTTAGTGCTGATGACGACGAGATGATTTCTTGCAAGTCCGGAGCTTGGTGGGAAGACAATCCACAAAGAGGACGTGCAAACAACTCAGCAGTATTGTTGCGTCACAAAGTTGATAAGGAGTTTTTCTTAGATCTTTGGAAGCGTGTCGAATTATCTGGAGCCGGTGAACCTGGTATTTATCTTAGTAATGATAAAGATTGGGGTACAAATCCTTGCTGTGAAATTGCACTTAGACCTTATCAGTTTTGCAACTTGTGTGAGGTAAATGTTAGTGATATTGAATCCCAAGAAGATCTTAACGCCAGAGTAAAGGCAGCTGCATTCATTGGTACTATACAAGCGGGGTACACCGACTTTCACTATCTTCGCGATGTGTGGAAGCGTACCACCGAAAAGGATGCTTTGATTGGTGTTTCTATGACTGGTATTGGTTCTGGTACTGTACTTGGGTACAATCTTAAAGAGGCAGCTAAAGTAGTAAAAGAAGAAAACATTCGTGTAGCTGGTTTGATCGGAATAAACAAGTCTGCAAGAACTACAACTGTAAAACCAGCTGGAACAACATCATTAACATTAGGTACATCATCAGGTATTCACGCTTGGCACAACGATTACTACATTCGCAGAATACGTGTTGGTAAAAACGAAGCAATCTACAGCTATTTGCTCAACAATCACCCACAACTGTTGGAAGACGATTATTTCCGTCCACACGATACAGCGATTATATCAATACCACAAAAAGCTCCGGAAGGATCCATACTCAGGACTGAATCACCCTTCTCACTACTCGAGCGTATTAGAAAGGTACATATGGAATGGATCAAGCCAGGACACAGAAGCGGTAACAATGCTCACAATGTATCAGCTACAGTGAGTATTAAAGAAAATGAATGGGAATCTGTTGGTGAGTGGCTTTGGGAAAACAGGGAGCATTACAACGGTCTGTCATTCCTCCCGTACGATAATGGATCTTACGTTCAAGCACCTTTTGAGGATTGCACAAAAGAAGATTATGAGCGGCTGATGAGCACCTTAACTGAGATTAATCTCAAGAAAGTTGTGGAGTTTGATGACAACACAGATCTTAAAGACCAAGCTGCTTGTGCTGGAGGTGTTTGCGAAGTTAAATAAAAAACATAGTTACAATGAAAGTCAATATTAAAAAGTTACACGAAGACGCAGTGATCCCGGCTTACGCAAAGCCGGGTGATGCTGGAATGGATCTAACAGCAGTTTCCATGGAGTGGGATGATAGTGGTAATGTTATTTACCACACAGGTTTAGCAATGGAAATACCCGAAGGATATGTTGGACTTATATTTCCAAGAAGCAGTAATGCCAAAAAGGATTTATATCTTACAAATCACGTAGGAGTGATAGACTCTGGATACAGAGGAGAAATCATATTCAAGTTTAGGAGAACAGTGTCATTTAATCCAGAAGTGTATTATCCAGGTGATCGTATAGGTCAAATTATTATTTTGCCTTACCCACAAGTGCAGTTTGAGGAGGTATCAGAGTTGACTAACACAGAAAGAGGTAAAGGAGGTTATGGTTCAACAGGTTCCTAAAATATTTGTGATAGATAACAGAGAGAACAGAAATGAACGATTCCTACCTATCTTCACCGCTCTAAAAGATTCTGGTCAAGGTAAGTTGGAAAAAAACTACTTTCTCGTAACTTCACAACTGTATGTACAACAAAGTGATAGCATCTCAACAGTTTTTTCGAGCATCCAAAGTGCTGCAATGATGAAAGGGTTTAGCTACGTGATGTACTATCTAAACGCGCAATAATTTACAAACCAATCAAAGGTTTCTCAAACGTAACCATATTTATATTAAGATAACTACAATTAGATGGAATTACCTAATTCAACTGTGACAAATGTAGTAGCTGAACAATCAAGCATACTACTTCCTAAAACACTCACCGAGGATATTGTCACAAGTTTAAACGGAGCACTTGCAGAAGAATACACCGCTCACTATTTTTACAGAGCAGCTGCAAACTGGTGTAATGGAGTGGCCTATGTCAAGGCTGGTGCATTTTTTGCAGGTGAAGCAGCAGCAGAACTTGAGCACGCAGAGAAACTACAAAAATACTTAGTGGATTGGAATTGCACACCAATACTACCAGCAGTGAAATTTTCTGGAAACTTTAGTAGTTTGATTGATGTTGTAAACAAGGCATACGCGATTGAGTATAGTCT